CTTCTGGCTTACGGAACCGAGGCATGTCGGAGACTTCAAGATAACGCACATATGGGAGTTCTACTGTGATCGGCCCATCCCCCGAGTCTCGTGAAACGGTAACGATGGATGAGTGATGACGAACGAAACCGAAGATTACTATGACGCACTCATGGCGGGAAGTGATGCAGCGGCACGCCTGAAGCGGGCAGCACAGGACTTTGCTGATCGCGCATCGCCCGAACTCGCAGCAACCTCTAGTAATCCTCCGCAGCAAAATCTAGTAACCGATTCAGTTCTGATGGTTCTTCAAAAGATAGAAGAATGTTTGCAGCGGATATGCTACGCAATTGAAGCCATAGAAGAAAAAGGAAGATGGACATGAATTTAATCAAACATAGTCATCTTGTGAATCTTGCTGTTACTTGGTTTTTTGTGATCGTAGTTGTGTTCGTCACATTCGTTATTGATATGTGGGTTCAACACAGAAAGGATAAATTTAATGATGACCGCTGGAATCAAAAGTGACAAAGCCTTAATTGATCGGCTTATCGATCGGCTCGAACAATTAACCAAGGCTGCTTGTGAACAATGTGAGGTTGGAAAATTCAAGGATTTTGCATTTATCAAGGATCATTGCGAAAAATGTAAAGTAAAAAAATTAGGAATCTTTACAATCTAAAATCGTGCTATACTGGTCACATGGCTAAACGAAAAGTTGTCCAGGCGGCAACTAGCGAAGCCAGTGCCAAGCCTGGAAAAAAACTCAATCTCAATCAAGAACGATTTGCGCGTGAATATGTTCGTCATGGCAATGCGCGACTCGCCTATCACACGGCTTATCCAGAAGCTGGCGTAAGAACGTGTGAAGTAAATGGCTCTAATATGCTAAGAAAAGCTGAGATTGCTGAATTCATTGAGTTTTTAAAGGATGAAGACCGCTTGTCTGTGAATTTTTCTCGGCAAGATGCGCTCAGAATTTTCACTGAGATCGCTAGCTCAAAAACATCGTCAGATAAAAATCGGATCGAGGCAGCGCGTGAACTCTGGGACAAACTTAGACTTGGTGAAGAGTCTCGCAAAGGAAATTGGTTCGATGGACTCGACCGCCTTGCTCAACTTGTTCGAGAAACTAAGAAGTGAAAACGATCAAGATACAGCTAAATTACTTTGGAAATTTCGTCTTGCCACGGATATTGAGCTATTTGCGGTTTCATACTTTCCTCATTACTGCCAATTTGCTTTTAACGAATTGCATCGTGATTTGTTTAAGTCTGATTCGTTCATGGAAAGAGCAATTAGACTCGCTCGCGCTGCACCTAGAGGTTATGCAAAATCTACGCTCGAAGCGCTCATTGAACCCATTCACGACGTTTGTTACGCGCTCGAAACATTCATCGTACTCTTTTCAAATACCCAAGACCAATCTAATGCGAAATTGCGCGATATACGAACCGAAGTACTTACTAATGATGCTCTCATTGCTGATTATGGAATTTGTTTTCCAAATAAAAAACCGGCTGAAACTAGTTACATCGTTCAGTGTGGTGATCATCAATGCCAGTTTCAAAGCTATGGCGCGGGTACGGAAGTACGGGGCATTAGGTTCGGTGCCAGCAGACCGTCTAAAATCATCGTCGACGATGGAGAACACAGCGAAGAAGTTCTTAATGAATCGATTCGTCAGAAATATGAAGATTGGATGTTTCAGGTCGTCAGTAAACTTGGTGACACGCAAACAAACATCAAAGTCATTGGGACCATTCTTCATCCAGAATCGCTTCTTGCAAAGCTAGTTAAGAATCCGGCATACAACGGAAAAATTTATAAGGCTGTAAAGTCGTGGGCCACTAACACAAAACTATGGGACGAGTGGACGCGCATCTACACCAATCTTGATGATGCAGATCGGTTTGAACACGCCACAATTTTTTACAATACAAACGAAAAGGCAATGCTAGATGGCTCCGACGTTCTTTGGCCAGAAAAGGAATCGTACCTTTATCTGATGAAAGAACTAATCGAGACAGGGCGTAGAGCGTTTTACAAAGAAAAACAAAATGAACCAATTGGTGGTGACGAAGCACTGTTTGAAAAGATACATTGGTATCGTGAAACGAGTGAAGGATTTTTAATTGAAGATACAAATATTTTAATTCCGTTTGATAAACTTAAAGAAAAAAATGGTAGATGGTTATTTTCATATGGAACGCTTGATCCTGCTACTGGACAAACGAAAGCACGACCCAACAAGAAAAGCGATTATTCGTGCATTTTGACTGGAATGCCCTTACCAGTGCCTGGTAGAGAATTCAAGTTAAGATTGTTTGTTCATGAAGATTGGACTAGACGCGAGGGGCCGTCAAAAACATTTCATGAAGTTTTTGAACATAATGAGATTTACGATTATCAAAAGTTCGGAGTCGAAACAAACCTTTACAGAGATTTGATGTTGCCCAACTTGGAGGCGGAACGAAAGCTTTGGCAAGCCAAGCTTAAAAAAGAGGTTAGTGTTCCTTTCTACGACATTCAAAATGTGGACAACAAAGAGAAGAGAATCTATACTTTAGAACCAAAGGTATCGCATGGTTGGATCTTGTTCAACCGTACCTTGAGCGAAACATTTATGCGGCAAGTAGTTGCATTTCCTCATGGTGATCATGATGATGGTCCTGACGCTCTTGAAATGCTTTGGGGTCTTGTCCATGGCCGGTATAAGGCAAGCGCACTGTCATTGCAACAGTCAGGTCATTAAATGGGCATGATTGTATTTCGCCGCATAGGCGGAAGGATTGTTCCTCTTCTAAGGCGTACAGCAGAAAGAGAAATGAAGTTGCCAGAATCAGTTGGGACTACAATCAAAAACATTCGCTTCATGCGCACAGAAAGAATCAATAAAGCTGCTTCGCCTCAAGACTTCAAAAATAAATTTATCGCTCGCGTTCAAACGAGTTACATGAAGAATCAAGGCAAAAAGATAGGCGATACAATCGCAAAGTTTGTTGCAAAGAGGAAAAAATAAACATGGCGCGGACTCTATCGAAACGTCCTGGTACTGATCTTAGTCGCTTGCGCCGTCATGCTCAGAATCATTTGGGTGTCATCATGACTGATGACATGAATCAGGTTAAAGAATTTAGAAACAACTTTCTTGATTTGCTTGATCGATATTACGAAAGCAGTCAATATGAGGATCTTCAAGACTGGGAAGAGGCGATACAGCAAGAGGAATATGTACCGATCAGAAAGCGCAAGCCGCGTGTAATCTACAATCTGGCAAAAGTTTTGGTTGATAAGGTGGCGGCTAAACTTGTCGGTGAGTCTGCATTTCCAAAGTTCATTGTTGAAGACGATGACGACGACACAGCATTCTTTAGGATTGTGCAAAAAGCCTGTCGATTTCGCCGGTCGCTCATTACTCCAATTAAACATCTTCTCATTTCTGGTGCTGTGTTTGTTCGATACTACATCATAAATGGCGTTGTCAAAATAGAATACGCCAAGAGCAAATATTGTTATCCTGTTTTCAATGCGAGCGGAGAACTTGAATCAATATCTATCAAGTATGTCTATGAAGACCAGAACGATAGAAATACAAACGGAACACCGATTCAGAAATGGTACAAAATTGAACTGACAAAGACGGCGGATATTCTATATGATAATCCTGTTTATCGCGCTGGCGTTCGCCCATCTTTTAACGAGGTAAATCGCGCCGAGCATGGTCTTGGCTGGGTTCAGGGTGAATGGTTCGTCACACACGAAGATAAATTTGATTACGATGGTTACAGTTTGTTTGGTGACATTCTTGGTTTCATCGATGAATTGAATTATTCGTTGAGCCAATCAAGTCAGGCCGCTAGTTACAATCAAGAACCCCAACTTATCGTCAACAATGTTGATGAAGATGAACTTGAGAGACTTGTTAAATCTTCTCAAAAGGCTTGGAATCTTGGCCGCCAAGGCGAAGCAAAATATCTTGAAACGGATCTTGGAGCGGTTGAAGCTGTTTCGAACTTGCGCGACAAGATGCGTTCTTGTGCTCTTGATGTTGTGCGTATTGTTCTGCACGATCCAGAAAAGATGGTTGCGAGCGCTCAGAGTGGTACGGCTCTTGGAATTTTGAACGCGCCGCTTGTGGAATTGATCGATGAACTTAGGACAATAATTGAACCGAACACGGTTCAGTTGCTTGTTAAGATAGGCATGACTTGCCTTCATTACAATGCAATGGGTGAGGAAACGGTTGTTATAACCCCCCCCGGTTATGTTCCTGCATCGATCGACATTACAACTCAGTGGCCAGCAATCTTTCCGCTTACGTTAGAAGACATGAACAAGATGGCTCAGGTTGCACAATCTCTTTCGTCTGGAAAGATCGTTAGCCGCGAATCTCTTACACGTTGGATTGCATCTAACACGCCAATTATAGATAATGCTGAAGAGGAACTAAGCAAGATAGCAGCCGAGCCGGATTTGAATCCGTTCGGAACATTTGGAGGCCAGCAATGAAATATTTTTCGATAGCTCTTTTGTTGTTTCTGTTTTTGATTCCGAGCGCCCATGCTGTTTCGGATCGTTTTGGAGTCAAGGCTCAGGGAACGGTTTCAGCTACTATCACCAGCACGAAAATGCTGGATTCTAATGCTTATCGCCAATATTTAATGATTCAGAATTTAGGGGGAGATTCTGTTATTATTAAGTTTGGATCGGTGCAGACCGGACAAGAGGGGATTTGGATTCCGGCTGGTGGTAACTATGAACCCACGATGGTTCCTACTGATTCGATTTGGTTTGAAAGCGCTACCGGTAGTCAGGCCGTTCATTACGTTGAGGGCATCTAACATGAAATATTTTCTCTTTATCATTGCCGCTTTATTTTCGGTTCAGGCAAACGCCTCTCTTTCAGGTTTTAGTCCGGTTGGGATGACTGCTGTTGAGGCGAACGCTTGTTATGCTGGTCCTGCGTCTGGTGATCCTGCGTTTGCTACATTCCGTCAGCTTGTAACTGCTGACATTCCAGGAACTGACGTGGCCACGGCTTCGACTGTAATGAAAAGAGATTCGGGCGGAAGTGTAAGCGCGAAAACAATTCATGCAACATCGCTTGATATTTCTCCTGCTCATTTTCAGGTGTCTGGCAGTACGGTTGCGGCAAGCGACACTATCGCGGTTTCAAGTTCTGCTGGAGTTGCAATCGGTCAATGGGTTGCGGATTCTGGTGGTGCATTCACACATTCAAATCAAGATCCCATTGCGGTTGAATCGTGGTATCAGGTTATCAACATTCCAGATAGTCAGCATGTTCAACTAAGCCTTGCCGCTAGAACTACAGTTGCAAGCGATGTATTTACGTTCATCGCAAAAAACTGGATGAAAGCTGATTCTAGTGTTCCTTATAGATTTTTTAAAATTGGTGAGCCGGATGCTTTTAGTCGTCCTGATATGGTGTGGTCTGCTCCCAATGGTATTTTTCATCTTGGTGGCGCAATCGCTGACGGCTCGCCGGACAATATCCCAAGTCAGGGCATGGTGACGTATTTCACTGATCTATCCGGTGACCCAATGACCCAAGCCAATTGGGGGCTTGGCTATTTCTTTGCGCAGCAAATCCTTCTGCTCGAATCCGGTGCATCGGGCGCGTGGTTCAACGTTGATCCCACGTCCATTTACTACGCGAATTCCACGGGCAATGCCTTCAGCGTCGAGCGCGCAACAGGCAACACCATGGTCGGGGGCTCGCTTCAGGTTAAGGGCCTCACGGTGCCCGGATGCGTGACTACGGACGCAAGTGGCAATATTTCAAGTGCGGCGTGCGGTG